TACCATACCATATCCTTTTGAGCAACACTGTCATTGAATGCTTGTAGTCCTGCATAACTTGCCACGTTAGCATCTTCTAACCAGTTAGGTGTGTATGTACTTCCGCCGCCATAGCCAACTCTTTGTACTGTAGGTATTCCTGCGTGATATGTTCCTGCGTCACCTTTTAGTGTTTTAAGAAAATTGCGTTGATGTGTAGTGTTAATGCCAGCGCCGTTAGGGTCAGTCATTAATTCAAATGTTCTTGCAGTTTTCTTTGCCCATTCATCTGGTACTGCTAGTTGTCCGCCTACTGCTCCTGCAACAACCAGTTTCAATCCGTTTACAGTTAGGGCTCTGTCAAACACTGTACCATTGTTCTCGGAAATTAATGCACCATTGTTGTATTCTGCATCTGCTGGTACGCCTGGTACTGCTGGTATTGCTGGCGAACCTGATTCAAAATATGGATCGTCAATTCTGACTACTGGTGGATTCTTCACGCTTTCGCTGTATTGTAGATTATCAATTGTTGGTAGTACTGCTTCACCAGCACGCTTTAGGTATATGTTAAGAATTTGTCCATCAGCAGGAATGTATGGCAATGTTATAAAAGTTGTACTTCCATCAACTACCACATAGTAGTCACTTGCCGCTTCAACGCTATCCCAACTGTCAGTGAACCACGGTAGGGCATCCCATCCTCCCGTAACATCAAAAGTAGTACCTTGTACCTGAACTCCACCAAAATCTATACCAGTCATTAACTGATTTAAGTCTCGGCCTTTCATTCCGGACGAAGGATTATAATATTTTTCTATTCTATTAACGCTATCTAATAATTCGTCATTCTTATCATAGGTAACCTTGATAATATCACCAACTATTGGTGCATCATTAAAGATAATTTTTCCTTTAAGAATTTTAAAATCATCTGTTGATGTTGTATAGAAACTTGTTTTATATTCATCCGGCAATACCAATTGTTCATTTATTGTTATGCTGATTTTACTCTTGTCATTTGTAGGTGCATATGCTAGTTCAAAAGTTGCAGTTCCTCCGGTTGCAGTAAATGTTTGGGTATAATTGAAGTTATTATACAAGCCTTCTTTGCTTAATCTATCGAATTTAACACCCACATCAAATGTTCTTGCTAAACCGTCACCTAAAACTGCACTTGCCTTGGCAATGTCTGTGTTACTGCCATTACCACCAACTAGTGTTACTGTGGGTAAGGTTATATAACCCTTTCCTTTATCCAAAATTCTTACTGCACTTACTTTTCCATTTGAAATGTATGCTTTTGCAACTGCTGTTTTAGAAGCGTTGCCTTCAATTATTACCTTAGGTGGAGATGTGTATCCGGATCCTTCGTTACTAACGTTAATAGAAACTATAGAATATCCCTTATTATCCAACCAGTATCTGTATGGGTAGGTGCTTATAATTTCATTGTTTTCATTTACTGTGATAATGGATCCTTCCACATCACTATAAACTGGTGGTAAGTCAAAATCAGAAACTGCATTATTAGCATTTTCAATTTTATTGTATTTGCTTACATATTCTCTAACCGTTGTTCTATAAGGTTTAACCTCATTAATATAATCAAGATAACTTTCAAGACTATCATTTCTATAATTAACAGGCTGTTGTAGTTCCCCAACGTTATGAACCGCATTTAAGAAACTAGTTTTGAATGCCCAATCAACATAGGTCTGTTCCTTGAATACAAATCTAACACAGGTAAAGAATAATTTATTCCATTCAGCAGTATAATCTCCAATGAAGATATCTTCTTTTACTGCCTTTAGAATATTTCTTAATTCTATTGCAACTTCTCTATCGTAGAATCCAGTATCAAATGATTTAACATTGTCATAACCAATGCCACTTATGTCTGTATCATATAATCCTTGCGATAACTGTATTGTACCGTTTTCTCTTCCAACTAATTTATATGCAGTTGAAAAATCAGGTGTATCTATAATTTTTTCTAATACGGCCCATCCTCCTGAACCGTATTCCCTAATTCTTATCAAGTCTCCGACATCTGTTACTATAGTTGGTTCTTGGTAGATGCTTAATATTTCTTTGTTAATTATTGTTGTGTCACCATAGCCTTCTAACCACCAATTAGCATAACTCCAGTATCTTCTAGTGTCAAATGATTGTGAAGCACTTCTAAAGAAAGTTTTTCTTACGTCATCCCAGGCGTATATTGACCAATAATTTTGAGCAGTTGAATCTGTTTTAACCAACACAGAAAAGTTTCTAACTTTTGATTGAACAAAAGTATATTTTTTACCTTCATTAACTATGGTTACTCCTATGACTCTTCCTTGGTTATCAATTCTAGTCGTGGCAACTGCACCAACACCGTTCCCTTCAAACTCAATCGTTGGTGCTACTCGATACCCAAATCCTGGATCAATAATATCCATTGAATTAATTGCTCCGTCGATAATATTTGCTGATACTTTTGCAACTCTTACTCTTACGGTACCAACAGTTTCTAGATCAATAAATGTATCTACCTCAGCATCATATAAATTTAAATTAGCAGAAGGTTGTTCATCAAAAAGATTTAGAGTTTGAAAATTAATACTATTGGCGAACGGTTCTTTTTCTAATATTTTATTAATATTAGTAACAACGGTTTTAAGTATTTTTTTCCTTTCAATAAACATGCTCTGTCTTGGTCTATACAATACTCCGTACTGTTGTTTCTCAGGTAAGTCTGGATCTGGTACTCTGTTTCCTTGTTTATCAAACCCAATCAAACTGTCAATCATTTTGTTTTCTAATTTAAGAGCAGGTACATCTCCTGCACTGCCTTCTGTCAATAATTGATATTCATTATGAATTGGATTTAATTGATCTCTGCCATTATAGAATTCAATATTCAATATAGTATTATCTTCCGAAACAATGCTCTTATAATTGTAGAAGAAAAATTGATTACTGGATGCTAATGCAATAAATGTGTTACCTAGAGATTGAGGATTTTCAATCAATGATGCAACCGATGATGCGCTTATTGTTCTACTAGAATTGTTAGGAACATTTACTTTATTCTTAACCCAGTAGTAATAACGTGTTTCTGTTAATTGTCCAGTATTACTATTATAAAGTTCTTTTATTGAATATACCGTATCTTCTGGATATAAAGGCTGTCCAGAAATTCCCAGAGGTAATCCTTCGTTTGTATCTGCAATTGCTGACCATTCGCTTGGTAATAACTTGGATTCCACCCATTCGTATATGTCTATAGTCGCACCAGTTGCTAATCTACCCCAGTTAGCAAGTCTGTATGATGTTGAGCCTTGTTCATAATCCAACCATTTAGCGTTTGAAATGTTCCACCATAATTTACCAACATTCTTTTCTTTCCATGATATTGAACTATCTACCACTGCATCGTCAGTACCCACAGAATATATTGCAGGATCATATGGAGTTTTATATTCTATTTCTTTTTCAGCCGTTGCAAGTATTTTTAGTTTTGCAGGATCAAGAATTTCAATGTCCTGAATCTTGTTGTCAGTGTCATTAGAATACAAGGCAATTCTTTTTACCAAGTCTATTGCAACACTGTCTGATTGAGATTCTAAAACTTCTAGTGAATTAATTCCTAACGCTTTAGAAAACATTCTAACTTGACCGATTTTATCACCTTCGAACGCAAGATCTACACCATGAAGTGCTGGAGCAATATAGTCTGGGGAACCAACAATAACTTTATCTGCTGAACACGACACGCTCCAACCAAATGATTCATTAGGAGACAGATCATCCTCTAATTTTTCTGCAAGGAGATATCTATCCTGCTTTCTTTCAAATACATAAACACTACCAGCATACCCGCCATAACTTATGAAAGAGGATCTTCCGTTATCAAACGTAGTTTGACTATTGTCAAATATTGTAGGTGATGTAAATGGACTATTATTGGCTCCGACAATTACCTTCTCAGTGTTTGGAGTGATGAACACACTCTGTCCAAAGAATTCATTTGGATATCTGTCATAACTTTCAAGTTTTTGTCTTAGTCTAAATTGATCTACTGAGCTGTCTGTGTCAAGTTCAAATAGATATACACTTCCTTGATTCTGGTAATTTACATCTGCCTTAGGACTACTTACTATTAGAGTGTTACCTGTATAATCTATAGCAATTGCATGACCGAACTGATCTCCTGTGCTTATTGTTTCTCTTGGATCCAAATCGCTGATATCATTGAGTGTTTCAGCAGTTATAGTTTGATCAAGTTTATATAAATTGTTTGCATCCTTTCTATAAACAAAGATCTTACCTGTTATAGGACTTGTGCTGTCACCAACATTATTCCAAGGAAATCCTTCATCTGGTTTTTCATTATAACTTCTTGCTGTTGAATCTGTGGTTTCAATCGCTATTCCGGTTCCAGCAAATCCATTACCTATTGCAACTACAACATCGCCAGGAGCATATGTTAGTCCTATGGTTCCTGCTACTGCATTCCAGTCAGTCGTTCCTAATTCCTTAATGGTATATGTGAAACCTTCCGAAAAATCAACCGAGTTCTTAATTCTTCTATCGTCTAATCTATGATATCCATTCTGGTATTTTACGACATCACCTTCAACGTATTCTACGTCAGGCTTCCATAACCCTCTGTAATTACTAAAATATTGGCCTTCACTGAACGGTGCTCCTATTACAAGAACACTTCCGTCATAATTCATTGCTACTGAACTACCAAACTTATCTCCGTTCTGTACCAGTTCGCTTATTTGTTCTGTACCTACTAGATTTGCTTCTAGGGTACTTCCATCATCTTCAAGTGCAATACTCTGAGGTAATGATGATCTAGTGCTTACAGGATTTAATCTTACCCAATCGTTTGACAAATCAGTTATTGAACTTCCATCGCCATTATTGTCTGCTAGTGCTTGCCACAGGTTGCCACCAAACCAAACTATGCTACCCTTAGGATAAAATGCTGAGGCATCAAATAATCCTTTGTAATTTTGATTGACATCGTGTGTCCAGCCATCTGTAGAATTGTAATTAAACAAATATACAGTACCAGTTTCGTTGTTTGCTCCAGGAGCAGATACTGCTAAACGATAATCATCACCATTTTTGCTAATTGCAATCTTGCTTCCGAACAATTGATTTTCGTTTGGTCTCGGACTTAAAAATGTTTTTACGAGATTCCATTGTTGGGCACCGTATTCATATATGGTAATCATTCCTTGATTAGCATACCCTAAACTCGAACCTTCCGAATCTGCTTCTATGTTAGTTGCAATATCCCAATCTTCTGTATAAACATTTATGGTTGAACCATCGCCGAGTATGTTTTTGTTTGCTTTCCATAATTGGCTTTCGTAAAGAACAATATCTCCTAAAATATAATTGTTAGTAGGTTGATAGATTCCTTTATATCTGCTGAGCACTCCGCCCGCATTTGGAGTTCCAACTATTGCCCATCTGTTATCTGAACTTATGGCAATTTCCTTACCAAAGGACCCTTCAGCAATAGTTTGTAATGCTGTTTCTGGTTGTAGAATTTGTTTGACGCCCAGCCCTGTTGTAGTTTCAATATAAACAACAACAACGCCACTGGTTGGAATTGAAGCAAATACTTGTTTTAAAGTATCACTGTATGCTACCTTATAACCTGTTCCAATGGGTGCTGAAAGACCATAGTCTGTTATTTTCTTGACCGTATATTGTTTTTTCTTTTCTACTACTTCCCATCTGTCATCTGAATTTTTATCAACAAATAATTTACTACCTTCTGATAGAAGAGCAAATGTTGTTGGGTCAATATTTTTATACTCGTCAAATCTAGCCTGACTTAAAAGTATTGGATACCTAATTGTACTTCCTTCAAATGAGAAGTTTGTAAGATTTTCATCAACGACAAACTTAACTGTTAAAGGAGTCACTTCAGTTATTTCGTGGAATCCATCAAGTTGATCAATATCCTTTATTCCAAGCAGGTCGCCAACTGCTAAATTATGTCTCTTATTAAACGTTACTGTAATATTGTTTTGATCATCTGTAATCTGCGCAAACGGCAATTCGTAATATGTGTTCGCTCTTAAAACAGTCCATGATGGTCCTTCAAATGTAATCCATATATGATCATTTTCATTTACTTGGAAAATATCTAGATCTAAAATGTCTGATCTATTTCTAACTGTTATTTCAGTTTGTCCAATTTTAACATAGCCAGCAGTGGCTGTTGGTATGTTTTTATTATCAACTGGGATTATATTAGTTGTGTATGGTATTGGTGCTACAGGAAAATCATCCTGAGTAACTCTGTAATACCTGTCAGTAGTTTCTCCGATTTCATGTTCAGCAATAATCGGCTGCGGATTTATCTTGAAACTATCAGTATTAAGTTTTAATTCAATTGCACTGGATTGATCTACTCCTCCAAGTTGCCCAACTTTGAATGCCCATTCTTCTGATAATTCAACACTAGCATTACCTGCTCTACCTATTTTATTAAAAAGTTTTGTGAGTGAATTATTGGTACCTTTCTCTCTAATAAATCCTTGGTATAACTGAAACTGTGTGACCTGATCTTCTGCTAGTGCCTGTAAATATTCTCTCTGTTGATAACCAACAGTGTGTCTTGCAAGATCTCTTTGGCTTTTTCCTAGTCCAGAAGACGCCACATCAAAGTAGTCTTCCATTTGATTAATTCTATAATCATAATTAGGTATTAATTGTTTTGAAGGTTCTGAATCTAATCTTGTCCAGTTATCTTCCTGAAAGGTTTCAGTGCCTGCGTGATTTCTAACGCTGGTATAATTATATTGTTTGTAAGAAACAATATCTCCTAGCCTATAATCAGTAAATGGAACCCAAAATTCTATATTAACATTATCAAATAAGAATCCGGGTGATGTATAGTCTCCATCCCAATCTACTGTGCGGAATCCTTGTGTTTTAATTCTTTCCTGTCTGTAACCAGTTGTTTTATCAAATAAAATATCATTGAATACAGTTTTATCATCAAATATAGAGATATGTTCTTTTAGTACATAATTTACTTTAAGGTAATAAATTCCTTGGTTGGTATTTGTCGTACTAATTTTAAATGATTGAAAATCTCTAGTTACACTTATATTTTCATTGTTTAACGGCTGTCCATCACTTCTAAGCACATTGTAATCATAGAAATTATCCAGTAGATTATCAGCAACCCCTACAGGTATATTGATCTCCATTTTATCTGCTCCTGGACTTACAGTAAGTAAGGCACCCGGAGCCCATGCATTTCTAGTCCAGAACATAAATTCTTTTGCTGCTGTAACGAAATCTTGTACAACACTATTTTGAGGATCATAATTTTCAAAAACAAATCCTTGTGTTTTTAGATATTCTTGATATCCTAGCAAGAAATCTACTACCTCTTGCACACTGTTTAAGGTAGTTCCATAGCTCAATTGCCTTTGTGAGAATTGATTAAAGTTTCGTCTTCTCTGTGCCGTTACTGCACCAATCGAAGGTAACTTAGCAAGTTTAGACCAGTTACTCGAGTCAAACTGATCTGTTCCAGTATGTGATTTATTTGCTCTATAATAATCATTTCTGTATTGAATAATGGCACCATTGCTGTAAGTTTTATTTTCTTCCCATTGTGTAAAGTTTTCAGTGACTCCGCCCACTTCTATTACTGGATCTTTTTGGTTAGGAACTACAGGTACGTAATTAAAATATGGATTTATATCATCATATCCTGAAACGATCCAACCTCTATCTGTCTTTTCAAATATAACACCGCTATAGGTTACACTTGCAATAGGAGTGCTTACATTAAAGACAATATCATAATTTTCTGACGGTATGAATATGCTTGAACTAGAACTATTCGGATTCTTGCTATCTAACAAATATTTTTGCTGTTCCTTATCTACAAAACCACTTAGTCTTGATGACAATTTCACATCTATATTTGTAAGCATTTCTTGTGCATCACTAATACTTCTACCCTGTGATTTTATGTAAGAAGAAATATATGATGACAGTCCAACTGATTGGCTTTCGCCTGCAATTGGCAATTCTAAATCCGATGATGACAAAAATACATTGGTAGATTTATTAACAATTTGATTTATTCTATTTCGTTTAACTTGATCTTTATTAAAATTTGTAATTATAAATTCAAAAGGTCTTAACAAACACAGTGCAATAATTGCTCCAAATGGACCTTCGGAACTAGCACGCCATGCATATTCAACAGGTGAAATGTCTCCAAGAAGAAAACTTCCTCTGTTATTAATTAAAACAAAGTTTCCGGCTAAACCCGAATCCAACGGACTTAATAATTCCCCGTCAGCATTTACTGGAATATGAGATATTATGGATGTTCTAGCATAACGGTCGTATCTACCCGCTCTATCGCCCTGTCTAATAATACCATCTCTTATATCTTCCCAAAGTATTAGGTTACCGCTAGTGTATGGTGCTGGACCATATTCCTCTTCCCACCATGTAGGCTTTTCAGAAAATCCTAAACATTCCCAAGGACAGCGGTGTGGTCTATCGGTATCATAGAACCATTTATAAACACCTCTCCACCATCCAGGAAGGTTTTGAGTTCCTGTTGGATCGGTCATGTTACTGTAAGTGTAGGTAAATGTTTCGTTTTCTACAAAATAATCGTTAGTGGTATATGCAAGGTTGGTGTTCGCCACCCATTTTAAAAATTCTTGTATCGCAACATTATCAAATTCTTTTTTGGTAAAGATGGCATTACCATAGTAACCACCCAAAGTTGCATCTATATCAAAAACTTCTTCACTGTACTGTTTTTTAATATTATTGTAAATTCTATATTCTAATTCTAGTAATAAATCGTCTCTAAAATCATCATATGCTAATTGTATGCTTCCATCGTGCCCTTGTATTACCTGTCTCGATTCTTTGTAGGTGTCATCTAAAAATTTCATAGGAGTATATTTTTTGTATAGTCCCATAGATGACGGTGTCGGTGGTATGTGATTGTAAGAAGTCGAAACGTATTCTCTAATCTGTATTCTATCTCCTTCTGCCAACTCAGCGGTCAGTGTCACAAAACCAAAGTTACTATCAAAGTAATATTCGGCACCATTTAACAATTGTCTTCCATTTAGATAAACATAGACTGCTTTTCTGCTTAGTGTTTCTAAATCAAAATTGCTAGAAAGCGTAAAGGTTTTAATTCCTGTATCTTCTACAACATAATCTAATGGAGTAAAAGCACCAGAACCAATCATGTCGCTGTCCGCAAAAGGACTGTTAATGCTTTTTGTTCTTGTTAGGTCCGCAATAATTTCATCAACAAAATCGTTAATATTATTATTAAATGGCAACTCCGTTGCTTTCTTAATAAAATTGTCTTTGAATATGCTGTATTGTTTCTTAGCATATTGTAAAGATTTAATGATATTATTTTCTTTGTCACATAACAATGCAATTGCTTTTGCTGATATTCCACTGTGTTTCAAAAATCTCTTAGCATGAACTTCATAATCTTTTAGATCACGCAGATTAGATGATCCAGGCAACGATCCTTTAAATTCATCATTAAATTCAAGAGACGTACCTACATGATCAGATGCTTGTCCTAGAGTAAATTCAGTAAGGTTATTATTAAGTGGGTTTTTCTCAAGACCTACAGGGATTTCATAGTATCCTCTATCTGGCACTACATCATCAACAATTTTAATTACGATGGCATCACCCTTAGAAAAAATTACATCATCAAATATAAATCTTCCGGCTATTCTTGTGTAAGTGTTGGCTAGTTTTTTACCATTTCTATAAAAAATAATTTTTGCTGTTTCAGTAATTGATGACCAAGAAACTGCTGTAAATTCGACTTCGCTAGTTTCATTTTCAACAACTACTGTTTGTACGATCGGTTGAATGTATGTGTTATCTGTTTTAATCCAACCGTTAGCATACTCGTTATTAATTTTATAATAACCAGAATTAACACGTACCGTATTTTCCTGTTGATTAATTGTGTAATTAAAACTGTCTATATCCCAATTCCAGTTAAAAACTATATCTCCAACATTTTCGATATTTAGATATGATAGACTGAATCCTAATTCGGTGTCATTAATACTGTTGCCAACCTTGTAACTAAAAATTTTATTTCCCGCAAATGTGCTTACAGGATATGTATCACCGTCATCAAAACTAATTCCGTTTTCATCAAACCCATCGAACAATGGTTCTTGATTTACTGATAACTTTTCTTGACTTCTAACCCAGTTGGTTCCATTATAGTGGAACATCTTACCAGCATTTTTTTCACCACGTCTAATTAGGACACACTCATCTAGTACAGATAGTGTATCATTAGATTCTCTTAAATTAATTTGTCTTCTGCCGTTATGTGTAATAAAATTTACAACATAGATCTTATTATTTGCTAACGAATCATTGTCAGCAGTAACTAATACTCTAGCACCCTGGAATAAAAATTCTCCATCAATGTTATACCCCGTACTTCCTTCTACTGTGGAAAATACATCTGTTGTAAAATCATCAATATAATCTACAGTTTGTTTTGCAACAGTTCCGTGATTAAAAAGTTTAATGTCAGGTGAAAATTCAATAATTGGTCTTTTCGCTCGATGCGCTTCTTCTGCTGGGAAGTCTTCACCTCTCGACTTATATGCATATTCTAAAACAGATCTGTGGAACCATCTATTATATCTCGACCAAGGATTTGAATCTCTGCTGCTCCTATTGATTGTTATATAATCCTTAGAACCTGGATACTGTGTTGCATCATCAAAGGGCTGTGTATCAAACCCTTCATTATCAAATAAAATTTCAGGGGTATTTGCAGTAACACTAGGCGGAACAAGATCTGAAAATCTCTTTAATTTAATTTGATCGCCAACTCCCTCAACTAACCATCTATCACTTGCATACTGTTCTGGTATTACCGTTCCTGTAAATTCAACTGTCATACCATTTGTAAATTCTATATTATTACTAGACTTGTAATTTTTCTTACCAATGATATCTTTTTGCACATCTATAAATGTGTTCGAATCAATGTCAGCGATAATAAATTGTCCTAATCTGTTAGGATCTATATCACTTTGATAGTACAAAATATCTGGAGCATTTTGTGGGACTGTAAATGTAAGTTTGCCTACCTTAACTCCATTATTTTCTATTCCATCATTGTACAACAAACTTTGTAAAGATGCCGAACTATCTAATAACTCCCAATCCTGAGAATCTATATCAATCGTGCTTCCGTCTGCTGGAGAAATTTCTACTTTTGCTCTCCAAAGTTTTCCATCAAATACCGCTAGTTCGCCAGGAAAATAAATTTTCTCTGTATTGTATAAAATTGATCCAGTGTCATAGTTTGTTCTTACAGTAAATCCTTCCTTGGGAGAATTTACGTCAAACACGTATGTTTGACCACGGAACAAAGTAATATTAGGATTGTTTGTAAAACCGTCTGGTGTTAATACCCAGGTTGATCCTATTCCTGTTTTAACTTTATACGTGCTAACAACAGTTGATGCTTGTCCTTGAATTGCTACCGAAGGAGGTCCTGATGGTGCCCAATAGTATTCTCTATAATTTACAAACTTATCCCAGTCAATTGGAGGATTCCAAGAGTAGTGTTCTTGATCCGTTACCTTATCGTCTCGTTCATTGTAGTTGCCAAAGTAATTTAAAATATTTTTTAAATCAAGATAATCCCAAAACTTTTTTATTTTTTGATCTTTATCTACAACTACACCCGGCTCAAGTTGATACTTACTTCTTAATGTTTCATCGTCATCGAGGTAAATGTCATTTCCTGAAAAGGTTTTTCCGTAACGCTTTCCAATATATCCTGTAGTCTTTTCAACGACGCCTGGTTGGATTAACGGATCTACAACTCCTGAAAGGAATTTTTTATTGTTTTCCGTTTGGAAAGTTTGTGGTAAAAAATTTTCACTTTTTCTAATCGGTAACTGACTGACTGGAAATTTCTTATCTGCCATTATGTATTACTCACTACTGAATTCGTACCGACCTTTATCTCAGCAGCAGTAATACTTGATACAATTTCTATATCATCAACTTTTGCGCCACTTACAAAAATCTCGTCGGGTTTACTTTGTATTTCAAAAAGACTACCAAACACTTGGGTTGCCTGTCTTGGAACTATAACAAAATTTGTAATATCCGGTGAAACAGAATTAACAACATAAGTTGTAAGTTCGCTCAAATAAAATCTATCACCGAAATCCCAATTACTAATATCAAAAAATTCATTGATGGCATTAACAATTCTAACTTTTAAATCATTGTCATTAATCACCCTTGATGGATTTTTGACTACTTTGAATTGTGCCTGTAGTTTATTTTCTGCTGAACTACCAAACAATACTTTGTATTTTACAGGATGATAAATGATTTCGTCACTTATTGATTTAATTGCGGCTAAGTTTCCGCCAAAATTAATTCTTAATTCGTCCGATGATGGTTCTTCAGGCTGGGTAGTTGTTGCGCCTGCCAACCAATTTCTATATGTAGTATCATAAGATCTAGTTAATATGAATAGATCAATTATATTTGTTGTGCTAGGATCAATTCTTCTATCCTCGCTGGCTGCATGAGTGTATTGGAATTTTAATTTGTCTCGTCCAATTGCTGCTTTATATGAACTTTCTAAAACAAGTGTATTAGTGGTTTTATTAACACGTTTTACTCTATCCTCTGCAGAATCATAAAAATAAATTAATTGTCCATTAGTTTCATCATTTATATTAACCAACGATTCTCTCTGAACGATTTTAAATGGAGTAGTTGTTGTATTGACCAAATCATAAACAGTGCTTCCATACTCGTCCGTTCTTTCTTGGAAGAACAAATAATTTAAATCAAGGTCTTCTCCAACAACGCTTGTGAAGGACTCAGGGTTATCAATTACACCGTCATCATCACTGTCTTTGAATGCTAATTTAATTTCTTTAGTACTTTCGTATCCGTCATCAAAAGTGATTGTATCACTTATTTCAAAAGGAAAATCATTTTTAAGTGGTGTTAGACTAGAACTTTGAGTGTTAATTCCAAGAACCTTAACAGTATCCTTTGCCAACAATCCTGTAACATTGTTATATGCTTTTTCATTTTTATCAAAATAAAATCTGTTTTGTTCAACACTACCAAATACATAATCTAGTTTTCTAATTCTAACAATATATTGATCATTATCCTTTACAAATGCAACTATCCAAGAAGAATCGATATTATTGCTAGTAATGTCTCCTGCCTTACCAAGGCTAAATGGACCTGTTAAATTTAAATTTTGTCTTTCAATAATTTTCCAACTTGATGTAACGTCATCAAATCTTAGACCAAAGTTTAAACCATTAAATATTTCATTCACAATTTCTGATTCTAATGAATTTGATAAATCAGTTACAAATTTAGGAATAATTCTTTTAGCAATTGCTCCTGTTGGAATTTTGTCATTAAACACTATAGGGCCAAATCCTGTTGTAAGTGCTCCTCTGCCTGCATTAGTTCCGTCACCGGAAACTGAAACTACCTTGGTCCATACATAGGTAGTTTGTTCTATATCATTTTCATCTAGGGTGACCAATTCACCATTTTTAAATGCCTGTCCGGTTGGAGCAACAAATTTAACATTTGATCCTGAGTATAGATATTTTAAATTATTTGTAGCATACAATCCTACTTTTAACAGACCTAAATCAACATTGTTAAAGAAATATCCTGTACCTCTATTTGTTTCATTGGTTACAGAATTCCATATTGTGTTTTCTTCTGAAAACAATATCTTATCAAACTTAGTAAGGTAAAAATTATAAACATCTGTGTCAGAAAATACAGGTTCGACATTTCTTTTAATAAAATTTATAATATCTGTTCTATTTGTAAATTTAAAAGATAATGCTCTTTCAGATTCTTCTTTGTAAATGTATCCGTCATCACCAAATACATTAATGCTACTGTACTTTCCACTTGCATCAACAATATCAAAATTTCTACTAATACCACTCGAAGTTCTATTAATTGCTTTTACTTTTAAAATATTTTGCGAACTGCCTAGCGGTGCTAGGTTGTAATCCTCACCGGTAATCATTCTATTCTGCGTATAATATGTTGCCGGTGCATTTTGTCTAATAGCATCCGCTGTCTCAGCAGCAGAAGCATTAGTCACTGAAGTTTGTAATTCTAATCCAATCTGTAGAGTGTGTTGGTCACCTGCTCTATTTCTATATGAAACTGAAATATTGATTCCTTTCATTTCATTAGGACTAATTGAATAGGTTAAACCGTTACTAACTCTATAGTATGTTCTAAAAGATCCTTTAGGTAGATTTCCATAAACACCATCTGCAAACACTAAATCTATCTTGTCATTTTCTCTGGTGTCTATAGCATAGATATTTTTGATGTCTCCGACCAAACTATTGTAGGCAATATTATTTCCTACAACATTGCTAACCTTTGTCCATTGCTCGGTTTGAACACCTAGACTGTTAAGTGCAAATAACCATACATCATCATTGTTGATGTTCTCACTTACAACATTTATTTTTTCGTTGGTAGTAGGTACTTCAATATTAAAGTCTGCAAGTTCTAGAGATCCTTGCTTGAACATCATATAGAATCCTGTGTTTGCACTGGCTGGGCCTTGACCATCCTGTCTATATACAAAACCTAATTGGTTTCCAGGATATGGTGCTTCTTCGTATAATTCTTCACTGTCCTTGAAAGATGTGCTAACAAGTTCGAATGGCATTGCTCTTCCTGCAATGGTCTTTGTGTATGTAAAGATCGGCACATCTACGGTAGTTGTTCTAAATCTATATTGCTCCGTAGGAACACTCTGTATTGTTGCACTACCTTGGCTTCTTCCGAATTCTGTATTATCTGACATAGCAGCGTTTAGAACTGAAATAAATTGTTCTGCCCAATTGGAATTGGTAGCATCATTCCATCTAATGGTTTGTCTGCTTAAATCTCTACCATTGCTGTCAAAAATTGATTCCGTTGTATTTACGGATACAAATTTAAGTAATCCTTTTGCGGCAACATTTCGCTTGGCATTATATGATAGCATTCTAGCAATTCTAAGAATGCTTTCCTTTCTTTCTGCTAGTTCAATAAAGTTTTCTCTACTTGCAAGATCAACTCTAAACGATAAACTCTGACCTAGGAATGCCACAGCATCAATGAGTGCTAGGTATTCTGAACTTTCAATATAGTCATTGAAATCTTCTGGATAATTTTCCCTAATATAGGTGATTATTACCCTTCTTAAATTTTCAAAATCATAGGACTTAAAATCAGCATTACGGAAGGTCTGGTAGATGCGCTTCCAGTCCTCATTGAGTATTAAGTTATTCTGTCTTGATGTATTGCTCATTTGCTATTGTTTCCTATGTAATATTTAGCGTTAATCATTAAGTGCTTAGTTTATTATTTTCTTTTCTCTATCAAAACTAAATGACATTTTTTCATTAACATTAAAGGGCAAATAAGTTATATCTGCCTCTATTCTTATACCCTGCTCTGTGCTATCAACCAATACGTCATTAACCGCTATCCTAGGATCATAGTTGATAATATCTTCCACATCCTGTGCTATTAATCCCTTAACTTCTTCTGTAAATTGTTCAAAGATCATGTCCCAAATGATGGTTCCAAAACTAGGATTTTCTAATTTTTCACCCTTTCTAATGTAAAAATGATTGATTAAATCCTGTTTTACCAGATCAATATCATAAAGTTTGAATCCGTTAGCAGAATTTGCACTGTTAAATCCTTTATACTTAAATGACTGAACATTAGATTGAACTGTTGCGCTCTGAGTTGCTACGGATTTAGTTTTGTATAACTTTGCCATACTATTCTTCCCCTCCTATTTCTCTATCAGTTGCTGTTTGATTCTGTTCCGAAGGAGCAAAGTTTTCATGCAATGGCCAAGGTTCGTGCATTGGAACTCGTTTCATTATAGATCTAATTGTTCCTTCATTGTATCGTTTGCTTTGATTCCATCCAACAGCAGTGTTTGTTACTATGTTTTTATGCGTGATCAAATCCGCAATGCTTTGAGCATCATCTGCTGTTCTTGCTTGGGGACCATTCATGTGTATTTCTGCTGCTGTTTCTATGTGCTGACCCGTGCTTAGTATTTCAGTATTTGCACCTGCTGTTAAACTTGTTCGTAATCCGGTTTTGATATCCAAGTTAATCTTCTGTTCTATTCTAGTATTGCCGATCACATCAATGTCTAAGTCTCCTGGTACTATCACACCGGCACTGTTTTCGTATGCTCTAGTTTCAATCTTTCCATTTGCACCTATTAGTATGTTTGTGTTGAAAGCACTTTCTATCTGTATTCTACCTGCTTCCAATCCAGCATAATCTTCTATCTTAGGAACTGGATTTCCATCGTCGTCCTTACGATGTAATGTCGATGGAGACTGATATTCGGCAGTGGCTTTCATATTAACATTTCTTCCTGCTTCGATGTTGATGTCTCTATCAGCCTTGATGTTTAAATCATTTTCGGAATGTATGCTTATGCTGTCAGCGGCATAGATATCTATCTTTCCATTTGAAGTCAATTCGACCCAAGCAGTACCTCTAGAATTACCGATGTAAATTAAATCTTCAGAATTGTGTAATAATAATTGGTGTCCGGTTCTAGTTCTTATCCTTGTGTATTCGTTGTATGGAATTGTTACATTGCCTTTTTCTCCGGCTGCAACATCTGCATATGCAACTGGTCCTGTTCCGGCAGGTGTTTTTCTTAGGTATCTCTCATCGCCATCATCTATTACAAACTGTGTTCCTCCTAATCTGCTAACCGGGATTGAGGTAGGTGATTGAGACTCGTTAGTACCTATAACCATTCTTTTAGCATCCGTTCTCTTATCAAGAGGTCCAGGTGTGCTTATACCAAATACACTATTAGGAGTTTGGCGTCTGCTAGTGGATGTTACTACTCCCCTAACGTCATCTTCTAGTGTTCCCTGTTCTAAAAATCTGTCAGCAATAGGATGTATAGGTTTTTTAATTTTTTCAGGATTTATTTCCTGTGCCGTTGCGTTGTGTCTCTTGTTTATGTCACCGGTAGGCAAGGGTTGTTTTGTATCATATTTTTTCTTGTCCGCATCTGAAATTGCCACTTCGGTGGTTCCACCGATAGCAGGAACCATGTGATTAGCAAAGGAAGGCGGAACACAGGCAAACCAAAATCCCTGTGCTGGATCTCCGTTTGCAAACATGACCATAACTATCACTCCGATGTCGGGCGGTACAAACCACATACCATATGATTTTTGAGTGTCATTAAAATCGTTAGCATTATTTCCTAGTGCTTCGTACGGTGTGTAACCAAAGAAAGGAAATGCAGGACTAACCAAATAGGTTTGTGAATCAGTGTTAGGATCATTACCTTGATTTCTCAGTATGGTAACTTTAAGTTTGCCATTGAAGGTAGGGTCAAGAACGCTCACAACTTTGGCTAGATGTATTCCATTACCAATGCTGCTGGCTTTAGTAAAATTATTTGGTGTTCTTTTTTCTGTTGCCATATTATGTTGATCCTAGACTATCATCAACTACTACCTTGGTTGCAACCGCTTCCTGTTTGTTTTGCGGAATTGGTTTGCCTTCGTAATCAATTGGTTGTCCTTGTTTTCTAAGACATTTTAGGTTTTGTGTAAAAGTTCCGTTTTCAAACTTATTTTCCACCATGGTGACTTGATAGATACCACTAAACGGACTTTCAACTCCTTTTCTATTAAATTGATACAATCCTGCTTTAGTATCAACGTCTGCTGGTGTTCTAAAACTTATGTAAATGTAACAATCCTGTCCTTCGTAATTAGCCGTTCCGTCATTGGTAATAAGGTCGGATTGGCTAGAAGGTTTAGCAAAATAATTTCCCATGCCACTATCAACCATCCAATATGTATCACCTAGTATTTCTAGATCAACAGTTACCAAGTCAGCACTGCTACCATTAAGGAATGCTTCATGAAATGTTTCCGCAACCTGTTTCTCAACGTCATTTTGTCCCGAACCACCTTTTCTGTTTTTAAATAGGGCAGGATCACTTTTCTTTTTAGACTTACCTAGATTAGCGGTTTGTGCTGCTGCGGCTGAACCCGTCGTTGTTTCTGTTTTTGTTTTAGTACCAGAAGCAGTACCTTGTTGATCATTGGTTTGATTTGTGGAGGTATTTTTTTCAGCATTGGAAGCGCCTCCAGTATAAAACAAATTATTAATTGCAATGTCAAATCTAATAATGTCTTGGTTCTGTCCGGTGTATATGTAATCGTACCTTTTTACAATTTTCTTTTCCAATTCAGAATACCCAAGGTTAGCAGAAGTTGGAGAATTAAAGATGCTGTGATGAACAAAGAAAGGTACCACCCTAAATGTATATTTTTTTGCAAAATCTGCAACTAATATATCATAATCTAAAAACTCTATCTGTACGTCTAGTCTAAACCATTTAATAAATCCATCAACTAGATTGGCAGGATCCAATGCCTGTTTTGCATAGGTAGAACTTAGTATGACTTGCACGATTATGTCAGTTAGTTTCTGTTCTTGTGTAAAACTGAAAACTCTAGTTTTAGGATTAATGGTCATCTTGTCTCTTTCAACAAGACCAGTTTCTTCATTATATACATCACCCTCTTTGGAAAAATCGAAGTTGCCGCCGGTTTCTGCACTGTAAGCAAAGGTTGCTTTTCCAATGCCGTTTTCTCCAAACTCATTCTTGGTTACTGGTTGGCTTTTTCCTACTGACTTGGTTGGTTTTTTTGATTTGTTTGTTGCTCCCTTGTCTTCAGTGGTTCCTGATCTGTGTGCAATAAATTCATCCCAACTCTTAGGAAACTGTACTTCGTATATGTCTTCGACAGAATACATTTTATTTTTTACGTTTTCTTCTTCTGCCTTCTTAAGGATGCTTACTAGACTCCGATCCCCAGTCACTAACATCTCTTCAACTGTGTTTTCATTAGGCGCTGCGATTTTAATATCTTTAAAAGTAAGATCAACATTATCACTCAATGCACCGTGATTATACGGGATTGCCTTGACATTGTATTTGCTTCCGCCTTCATCAACCTCAAATTTTACTTCGGTCAATTTCATTGGAAAAAACTTAGGCTTTACACTTTTAAAAACAGTGCCGTCTTGTTTAAAACCTTTGAAATCTAATCTTAATAAAAATGCAGCATTGTTTAGATAGTTTGCATATCCTGCTTTTATTGCCGCGGTCTGCATGCTCTGAAGCAGTAACCCCATGCTGTAAGGTTCATAAATTTCAAATTCAAAACCAGTAGCATTTGAATTGCCAGTTGCCTCTGTTGCAGAAACTACCGCTTTCATTCTGAAATTATCAACATAAAACTCTGGCCTTCCGTATGCAGTATTGACTCTTGATGTGGATCCTGGTGAATCTCTTCCCCCTGAAGAAAATACAATTCCCGATTCAAGCGTTGCTGTTTGTGTTATGAGTCCATCTCCCGAGCCGCTATCTACTTGATTCTGAATGTCAAATGTTTGTTTTGCAAATGATAAATCATCTGTTCTATAAGATGTAGGGTTGTTAAACTGTTGAGGAGTAAGAACTGCCAGTGTCCATAAAGGTGTATAACTTGCAAAATCTAAAAGTGGATTAGGAACAAGGTTTTGTAGATTCTGTCCCTGTGACCCAGAAGTTGTTTCCGGTGGTGTTGTGACAGATGACTTTCCGTCTTTTATTTTATTAACTGCTTTATTGTAGGCTTCTGCGAAACGAGCCATTCCCTTACTGGCGTTGGCTGGTACCTTGTTTGTCTGCGCAATTTTAGTTCCGTCTGGTTTTTTGTTTTGGTATTCATCTAATTGTTCTTGGCTTCCATAAACACGTGCCTTCTTACCATTAATTATTGTGTCAATATAGGGTTGATCTCTATTGATATTAACATTAGTGGTGTTACCATTGCTTTGTATTCTTCTTTCAATGAATTCTGCAGCCATGTTAGACTCCTAGGAATTTTCTTAAATTGGAGTCCTTGGGTATGTAGATTTTTGTTCCTGTTTCAAAATCAAAAATAGGATCTTTGAGTACCTCCATATTTCTTTGAACAAAAACCCACCAAAGTTTCGGATCACCGTAAAGGTCATATGCTAATAAATCTGGTCTATGCCTATACTGTCCTTCAATTGAATATAGGTAATCATCATCTTCTGATGGAACTGGTCTTATGTTAAGAAGTTCCAGATAAAGATTATTCTGTGTTGTAGTTGAGTAGGGCGATGATAAACTGTATGTTGCCATATTATAGGTATCCTTGTCCGCCGTTTACCATCTTGCCTGCTGCATATTTTTTCAAGTCGAATTTTCTTAAATCTGATCTGTTGTATATAGGTTGTACAACCACGTTAAGTGTACTTAAAATTGGAACCCATGTAGGACTTCCCCATTTGGAGCATCTAATATAATTGACATCTTCTGGAAACGTAACTGAAAAAGATTTCACCACAACAGGAATATTCTCAAAAACATTTGAACCATAACCACTTAACTGACATACGACCGGAGGATTACCTGCATTCTCTCCTTGACCGTAAAACATCTTGGTTGTTGTTCTAAAGAATGTAGTGGCTGCTATCCAGTATGCTGCGTCGGTTTCAGTTTCAGCAACAAACTTACCGTTGATTTGAATTTCATCAACCTGACTATTTTTGTAAGCCATGAATGGATAATTGTTATGAGTAGGTTCTATGTTTGTGTAGTTTGCTTTAGTAGATAGTGTTACGCTAGGTTGTATGGGAAATACTGCGCCACCGGTTTCCTCAAGAACCTTAAACATGTTGCTATTAAAAATATTCCACTGGCAACTTATCTTTACACGCCAGTCATCCTTGGATGAAGCATTAACTTTGATAGATTCTCCCGTGGTTGTAAAAAGTTCTCCACCGGCTGGTATATTATTTCCTCTTTTCAAACTTAGTATGTCATTCAAATTGCCTGCGGCACTTGCTATCTTGCCTGCAAAGGATTTAATTCCAGTTGCTAGATTTCCACCTATCTTATCACTAATGCTGGCTTTGATGTCGGCACCAAGATTGTTTGGATTTAAATTTCCTCCCAGGCTGGTTGCTCCTACAGACTGTGATAGTGAAGTAATGCTATTGCCTCCAACAGAAGTGGTAAGTGTATCTGCTATCTGCCCCATTCCCGTGGTAACATCACTTAGGACTCCTGAAGCAGTTGCTCCATTTAAAGCACTGCCCAAGTCGCCGGACAGTTGTCCTATCTTTGCATCAAGATCTGCTTTTCTCAAATCAGAGGCTATCTTAGGGCCTGCTGCCTGTACCTCGGCTGCTGCTGTCTGTAATTGGTCACTTACGCTAGTAACTAATTTTGCGATCGGATTAATGTTTAAAGTCATTTTGGTAATATTTCCTAATCTTTACTCTATTTATTTCTTTCATTATGTGCTATTATAATAAATATTAGGAGAACATTCACAATTATGCAAAAAATCAAATATCTAACAAACAAGGACCTATTGGCAGAGATACACCGCAGTAAAAACACATTTTGCTCCTATGTTGACCCTGAATATCATCAATACGATGTTATCCTGCCAAGTCTTGAAAAAATTAACATAAGAACCATTGCAGAAGCAAAAAGGAACCGTGCTTCAAGGTTATCTAAACAAGCACACGAAGCAGCAGTTGAGGCTGCTGGCAAGAAAATTCCCGCAAAGCAATTTGAAATAGACTATCGAAAAATGCAGAAAGAGGATCTAGTCTTTCGTATTATGACATTTGAACACATTCCGGAGGATCTTACAAGGAAGAAAACCAAAAAGAATACTGCTGATAGCCACGTCAAGGTAAACTTTCCACCTTTCCAGCATTGGAAGTTTGATGAGAAGGACAACCTAATCTGCGTGGGCAAGAGCCATTGGGAAGGTGGTATGGAAAACGGATGCTTTAATCCAAAGGTAGGCAAGGCAACTAACAAACTTGCACTGATGTGGATGAAGTTATGTGATAGATACGCAACACGTGGTAACGTGAGAGGCTATACCTATAACGATGAGATGAAGGGACAGGCCATTCTACAGTTGGCGCAGATTGGATTGCAGTTTGATGAATCCAAATCACAGAATCCATTCGCATATTACACCGCAGCAGTAACCAATTCATTCGTTAGAATTATCAATATCGAAAAGCGCAACCAAAACATCCGAGATGATATATTGGAAATGAATGGAATGAATCCAAGTTGGACACGCCAAAATGCTGATAGGGACAATGGAGATACTGCACCTCGCGGTGAAAAGAAAAAATCTTGACTTTTATCATTAAATCCGTTACAATATAGTAAGGAGTAAAGAATGCCGTTATTTAAGAAAGCAGCCTGCTTCACAGACATTCATTTTGGTATGAAGAGTGGTAGCAGGACACACAACATAGATTGTGAAGATTTTGTTAAATGGTTTTGCGAGGAAGCAAAAGCCGCTGGTGCTGAGACCTGTATATTTTTAGGAGACTGGCACCATAACCGTGCGACCACAGATGTCAGCACAATGAACTATACAGTTTCTAATCTAGAAAGACTAAACGAAACATTTGAAAAAACATATTTCATGGTTGGTAACCATGACTTGTTCTACAAGGATAAGCGTGAAATTAACAGTATTGAGTTCATGAGACTGTTTCCTAATATCGTTCCTATTACTGAACAACTAACAGAAGGTGATGTTACACTGTTGCCTTGGTTGGTAGGTGAAGAGTGGAAAAAAGTTAGGGACATTAAATCAAGATACGTGTTTGGACACTTTGAACTGCCATACTTCAAGATGAATGCCATGGTAGAAATGCCGGACCACGGAGAACTACAGGCCAATCATTTTGTAAATCAAGAATATGTGTTCTCAGGACACTTCCATCAAAGGCAAACAAAAGGAAACGTTACCTACATTGGTAATGCGTTTCCGCACAACTACGCGGATGCTGGTGATGATGACAGGGGAATGATGTTCCTGGAGTGGGGTGGCAAGCCTGAATACAAGACTTGGCCCGATCAACCTGTGTATAGAACGTTTAAACTGAGCCAACTGCTGGAAAAACCCGAGGATCATCTTAGAGAAAAGATGCATGCCCGAGTAACGATTGACGTGCAGATTACATTTGAAGAAGCAAACTTCATCAAGGAACAGTTCATTCCGCAGTTTAAATTGCGTGAATTAATGCTGATTCCTGAAAAGGTGGAAATAGAGAGCAACATTGATCCCATTGATGTTTCATTTGAAAGCGTTGATACCATTGTGTTGAATCAAATAGAACAGTTAGACAGCGAGACATACGACAAGCGTATGCTTACGGAGATTTATCGAGACCTATGATAAAAATTAAAAATATTACGGTTAAGAATTTTATGAGCGTGGGTAATCAGACCCAGGCCATTGACTTTGACAAGGGAGAACTAACACTCGTGTTAGGAGAAAACCTTGACTTGGGTGGTGATGATAGTGGTTCCAGAAACGGCACTGGTAAAACCACTATCGTCAATGCACTCAGTTACGCAATCTATGGAAATGCCCTAACAAACATCAAGCGAGATAATCTCATCAACAAGATCAACGGCAAGGGCATGTTGGTCACTATAGATTTTGAAAAGGATGGCATTGATTATTCCATCCACAGAGGCAGAAAGCCGAACGTATTAAAATTTACAGTCAATGGAACTGAGCAGGAACCAACTGATCAGGATGAAGCACAGGGCGATAGCCGAGAAACGCAGAAAGAAATTGAAACACTGTTTGGCATGAGCCATGACATGTTCAAGCACATCCTTGCACTGAACACATACACAGAACCATTCCTTGCTTCCAAGCCAAATGATCAGAGAATGATCATTGAACAGTTATTAGGAATTACCTTGCTTTCAGAAAAAGCAGAAGCATTGAAAGAAAAAATGCGACTCAATAGAGATGCAATTACAACTGAGAATACAAGGATAGAAACTGTCAAGGCATCTAATGAAAGAATTCAGCAGAACATAGAAAGCCTTGAGCGCAAACAGCGAATGTGGGAAGACAGCAAACAACAGTCTATTGCAGAACTGAAACAGAGCATTGCTGTCCTAGAAAAGATTAATATCGAAGCAGAAATTGAGGCACACAAGTGTTGGGAAACTTTTAATGACAAGAAAAGAAAGTTGGAAGAGGCACAGCGTTGGATGGCGAGCATAACTGCTGATAACGAAAAGCAAGAAAAAATAATTGCCAAACTGAAAAAAGAATTGGAATCCATTGACAAACACGAGTGTTATGCCTGTGGTCAGGAAATCCACGATAACAAGCAGGAAGAAATTAAGAAGCAGAAGGAAGAAATGTTGCAGGAGGCTGCACAGCAGATCCTTACCAACGAGGCGCAGCACGAGGAACACGCAAAAGTTGTAAAAGACATTGGAGAACTTGAAAACTGCCCCGTGACGCAGTATGACAGTGTGGAAGAAGCATACAACCACAGGAATACAGTCGAGAGTTTGCAAAAAGAACTTGCCAAAAAGAGCGAGGAAACAAATCCTTATGCGGAACAGATTGAAGACTTGAAGGAAACTGCACTACAGGAAGTTAGTTTTGATACTCTGAACGAACTTTCAAAGGTCAAGGATCATCAGGACTTCCTATACAAACTGCTTACAAACAAGGATTCATTTGTGCGTAAGAAGATCATTGAACAGAATTTGGCATATCTAAATCAGCGTCTAACATACTATTTGGCTAAGGTAGGATTACCGCACATTGTGGAATTCCAAAACGATTTAACCGTCACAATTACACAACTGGGGCAGGACCTAGACTTCGACAACCTCAGCAGAGGAGAACGAAATAGGCTTATCTTATCCTTGAGTTGGGCATTCCGTGATGTATGGGAAAGTTTATATCACGGCATTAATTTGTTATTCATTGATGAACTTGTTGATAGTGGTATGGACAGTGCGGGTGTTGAGAGTTCCATTGCGGTTCTCAAGAAGATGACACGTGAAAGAAACAAGAACGTGTTCCTAATTTCGCACAGAGACGATTTGGCAGGGCGTGTTAATCACGTATTAAAAGTTATCAAGGAAAATGGATTTACTTCGTATTCTAATGATGTGGAGATTGTACAGTGAAATCACACTATTATTGTATAGAACAAGCATACACTGCTAGTGAATGCCAAGATCTATATGATGCAGTGGTAGAAAATGCAAATTCGCAGGCCAAACCCGTTGGCGCACAAAATGTAACCAAAACTTCTGAAGTAAAACTTTGTGATTATGGGACTGTTATTAAACAAATGAATAAAGCACGAAACATTGTGCATGACATAAACAAGAATTTTTTTGGTTTCAACCTATTCTCAGCAAGCGATTTTGATTTTGTAAATTTAGCAACCTATAAATCCGATGTCAAGGCAGAGTATGATTGGCATACTGATGCAGTTGGTGGTGAGATGTATGATATAAAACTAACCACTATAATGAATCTAAGTCCAGAATCATACGGAGGTGGAGAATTAGAATTTTTTATAAATGGACCTCTTACTCCGAAAGGCTTTGAAAAACAAGGTTCAATCATAATATTCCCTAGTTTCATTCCTCACAAGGTAAATCCTGTCATAGAAGGAGAAAGAGTTACTCTAACGTATTTCGTTACTGGACCAAATTGGTTATGAGCACTGACAACCACGACAAAATGATTGAAGCATTCCAAAACTACTTTAAGTGGCAGGATAGATTTGAATATCATAATTCAGACGAAGCCGGAATTAAGAGTCGCTTTTGGCTATCGGAGATACGTAAGTTTGCAAGTGTAAGAAGGCTAGAAATCCAAAATAAGAGGCAGGATCGAAAGGAAGCCAGAAAAGGCATGGTTGGTCGTCCGTCGAAAGTAAGTAAGACTGATGGCGAATCCGAGTTGGACATTTGAAGGCAATATCATTGACAGTATTCCAGAAGAATATGAAGGCTTCGTTTATCTCATTACCAATACTACCAACAACAAGAAATACATAGGCAAGAAACTAGCCAAATTCAAAACTACCAAACCACCACTCAAAGGCAAGAAAAACAAGCGCCGCGGACACAAGGAATCGGACTGGCAGGACTATTGGGGTTCATCCGATAGGCTACAGGCTGATGTGGAAGCACTAGGCCCAGAAAACTTTACGAGAGAAATACTTTACATGTGCCACGGTAGGGGAGAAATGTCCTATCTTGAAGCAAGAGAGCAGTTTGATCGTAGGGTTTTGGAATCAGACGAATATTACAATGGCATAATCAATGTTAGAGTAGGCGGTTCAGACAAATTGCGCAAGGCACTTCTAGAAAGACATATCAAAAACAAGGCTTAACATAGCAACATGGTTTGGTCGGGGCTGCTCGACCCATCTTGAGGACGCCTGCCGTGCGGGCAGTGTGCGTTCAGATACTGGTGCGTTGCAAGGACAATGCTAACTTAAGGCATGAAAGATGTGGCTCTGTGAAAAAGATACAACCACAAGGCAAGTGATTTCGACTGTTGGGGATCAACTGCCTTCCGCGTATTATGCGAATGCTGAAGTAGGGGGTTGACGGTACGCCGCCTCCGTGCAATTTGTATGTTATACAATTTTTCCTTAGAAAACTGAGAAAAAATTGTAAGATTTACAAATTATAATCTTCTTTAACAGTTTGGTGACGCTAACTCACATGAAGCTCAACAAACCAATTCGCCCGGCAACGGGCGAATTGTGGCTCTACTATCTACATGATGCTAACAAAACTGCTTCGCAGTTGTTGTGTTCATATATATAAAGTAAGAAAGAAGAAAAATGCGTTGAGCGCAAGCGAAAACGCATAAGATCTTTAGATCTTACTTACAATATAAAATTAACAATGGAATAAATAACACTACATAACAGTTATGGAAAGTTAATCAATGCGTTTAAACGAAATTATCACAGAACAGCAACTAGATGAAAGGCCTATGGGTATATTGGGCAAACTTGGAGCAAAGGCACAAACTCTTGTTCCGGGCAGAGCGGGTCGTAGAGCCAAGGGCAAACTTGAAATAGGCGCAGTTGCAAATGAAATTTCCGATAAGTTTGACGTTTATCTAGGCAAGGCAGACACTGGCGAGGGTGCAACACCCGAGTTGGTACTGCAATTCCTAAAGAAAAATGGTTATCCTACGGCAGGCGCAGAAACGGTCATGAAGGAACCCACATTTGCACAGAAGGCAGGAACTGCATTGGGCAAAGCAGCATCTGGGGCAGGAGAAAAATTAGGAAAGTTAGCAACGGGTGCTAAAAATTTAGCAAAGGACGTTGTTGCAGGAGCAAAGACAGGATCACAACAGGCGCAGACCAAGACGGCACCAACTACTACTCCACCTCCAGGCGGAGGCGGTGGTGCTGTGCAAAAAATTCCATCGCAGACTGATGATAACATTTCCATGTCAGGTGTAAAGGCAAACAAATCACAGCCAATCAAGAAAGTAGCAAATAGTTCTTTTGAAAATGATTCTAATCCTATCATGGAGGGATTTACTGGCGGACAACTGGATAAAATTTTTATGGCAGCCGCAAAGGATTATGTGCAACAGCAGGAAGGTGGCGTTGATGCCAACAAGGGCGCACAGGGTTCAGTGAGCGGTGACGATGCAGCACAGGGCGGTGCTGGAGGTTTCTTAAGTGGATTTAAACAGGGAATGAAGGATGCTGGGACAGGCGGAGACGCAGACCAATCAGGAGGCACACAGCGTCCAGGAATACCAAAGGACATCAATGCTCAATTAAATCAGTTAAATGTGGAACAGAAAAAAGAATTACTAGGATTGCTAAAATGAGATTAAGTCAGATACAAAAAAGATACATTACGGAAGGATGGAATGATCCTGAAATGCTTCTATTGGAACAAAAGGTAATTGAGCCTTTTGTAAGTAATGTTGAGCGTATTGTTCTTGAAGCAAGCCTAACAGCAGATCAAATTAATCAACTATTCACCAGCATTGAAAAGGGAGCAACCGATGCAGGTGATAACAGAACAGCAATAGGTAAAGGCACAGATGCTGTTAAAAATGCAGCAGGTCAAATCAAAGCAGAAATTGATAAACTAGGGGCTGCAATTAAGAGTGCAGGTCCAGTTCAAAATATGGATGCCAAGTTCAATGAACTTAAACAAAAAATTGGCGACAAGGATTCAAAAGTAGTAAGTGCCGTAAAAGCAGTAAGCGATTGGGCAAAGGAAAATCCAGGCAAAGCAAGTGTTGCGGTTGCAATTCTAACAGCGGCGGCTGCACTAGCGGCAGGACCACTGGGCGGTTTGGTAGGCGGTTTCCTCGGTCGTGCTACAAAAGATATTCTACAAGGCAAGGACCTTTCAACAGCAATTGGTAAGTCAGCAATGACAGGTATTGCTGGTGCTGGTATTGGTGCTGGTATTGAACTGATTGGTGATCTAGTTGATCCAGACGTTGCACAAACACTTATTGCCAGTGACGGACAGTCAATTGATGTAGGTGCTTTGGAAGGAATGAAGGCCACGAGCATTGAAAATCTTGCACCAGAAGCAGCGGAAGATTTGCTTAAGACACAGAATGCACTAGAGACAGCACTTAAAAATCTTTCAGGTGAAGAACTAGAAGTATTCCAAGCAGAATTTGAAGAAGTAAGTGCAAAAATTAATGAACTAGGTGGCAGAGATGCACTAGCAAATCACGCTGGCCTTGAAGGTTCAGATCTAGCAAGAGACACAACAACCACAACTGACGTTGGCGTTGATAAAACAGAATTACCAGGCGATGACGGTGAATACGGTGATCAAGATGCAGGCACGCCCGACGGTGGTGCTACAGATGCTTCAACGGTTGAAACGGTTAAAGCAGAACCTGTAAGTGCAGATCAACTTAAAAAAGCAGGAATTAACTTTGACACAGAACCAGACATAGCACCTGAAGTTGCTGAATGGGCAAAATCAAAAGGTATTGATTCCGACCAGTTGCAAAAGATGTTCCAAATGGAAAAAGGAATGGCTGATGCAGAATTTATGGGACAAAATATTTCAGCAAATACTTCAAGTGCTTCGGCCTGGACAGGTGACGCTCCTGAACTAGGATCAACAACACTACCAGATGGTGCAGAAATAAAAGTAGGCGATCAATTTAAATCAACAGTTAGCACAAGCGTGGGAGGCATTGAACCTCCAATTTCATTTACGAGTTCAGTAACAATTGAAGGTGTTGATGCTAATGGCGATCCGGTATTTGCAGTACAAGAAGTCACTACTCAACCAACTCATCCAGTATGGGATGCCATCGATAAAGCAAACTTATCAGACGAAGATACTGAAAAATTATTTCAGTTTATGAATGAATACACCGGAGTATCTGCTGATTCCAAAGCGGGCATTAGTGTAGTAGTTGATACATTTAAACAGGACCTTGCCAAGAGTATTGGAGCAGCAGCATCAGCGGTTGCTATGAGTGTAGCATTGCAGGACAAAAAAGTAGTTCCGGCCAATGCAGAACCAGCACAAGAATCAATAGACTATAAAGTAAAAAGACTTTCAGAAGGACAGATTTACATGCTGTTCAACAGAATTGAAAAAGTAAACACACACATGTTAGAAAGCAAACTGATGTTTGAAAGTGTGTTTGATGCAGTCGCACACTACAATAGGCAGACCATAAACGAGGCAGAGCCTGCGGTAGCAGAACCAGAAGCAGAAAAGAAACCAGGACTGCTCAGCAAGATAGGTGGAAAAATTAAACAGGGTGCCAAGACGGCTGCAAGTGCAATTGGTGGAGCAGCCAAACAGATTACCACAAAGGTAACGGCAGAAAAATTAAACAGACAATGGAAGGAAGCAGGATCGCCACCTGACAGTGCAGAAATATATGACATCCTCAAAAAGGCTGGAGTCAATGATGATGTAATCAAAGGCACTTACGATTCGATGAAGATTGAAGTTCCAGCGGCAACGGATGCACCGGATGGTGATAAAGATGAAACAGCAGCAGATTCAGAAACAAATGCAGATAGTCCTACGGATTCAACAGCAGGCGATGAAGGTTCAAGCACCACTGACACCGGCGCGGCGGATACCAATGCAGGCGGAGACGACACA